TGGCAGATTGAACGCCAGCTCTGGTGGCTTTTCCATGGCGGGATCTGAGGTCTGTCTCAGATCTTGGATGTCTTTGCGCTGGCTTACAAAGGCGTCAGGCGTCAATCCAGGCTGCTTGGATACTTCCACCTTGGCTGCAATCTTTGCCTCGGTCTTGCTCGTTGTAGTGCCTGTGGCAAGGGCTGCTTTAGTGGTGTCTTCTACAGCTGCTGCAGTAATAGCCTCTTGGCTAACTGGCGCTACTGGTGGCTTGCGTATGTCTACCTTGCCAACCTTTTTCATAATCTCAGAAACTAACCCAGTGCCAAGGCCAGCAACTTGCACACCATCGCCTGGATCAATTGCATCAGGCAGTATTGGCGGGACGGTAGCGTCAATATCAGGGTCTACTCGTAATTGACTAGCAGTGTCAATGCGTGACTCAATATCAGCTTCTTGCTGAATGAGCTTGTCTAGTCTGATGTCAAGTGGTTGTAATGACATTATTCAGTACTCCCACTTGATTGACCCTTGCCTATGCTGGCGCTTGATTTGGTTGCTTTTTTACGGAGCCTGTCAGATACACCTCTTGCAAAGTCTTGCCCGACTTTTCCGCTGCTATCTGATTGCGTAGCATTTGCACCAGAGGAGAGTCCTCCCCCAGACGTTGGATTTCTTCCTTCAGCATTTCTTCCAAGGTAAGCATCGTAGTCACTCCTAAAATGGACTTTGGTATCGTAATACACCACTCTGGCATCTGATACATTTCCATCTTGAATTGTATCGTTAACAATTTTATTAAACAATCTTTGTTTTTCAGCCATTATTTGAGTTTTATTGGCAGCGTTATAGGAGTCATCAAACTCTGGTATGTACTGAAAACGTATTCCATTTAAGCCTGCTGTTTCAGCTGCACCAGCTTTTACTTGCACATTAACCTTATCAGAGAAACGCATATCAGTGACATACGTAAAGCCATCAACGCCATATTGACGTAGACGCTCAGTGACTTTAGCCATCTGATCTGGAGTAATTTTTTCTTTGAAGTAGATTTCTACACCAGGTCTTGCATTTGGCGCAGTGCCATCTTTGACAACCTTAGACATAAAGACAGCATCTTGATCATATGCTTTGCCCTGTTCAATTAAACGTCTTTCAAGCGCAGTTGGAGCAAAGTCTTGACGCACAACAAATTCTGCGTTTAATGCACGTTCTGTATCGCCCATGAATGAGCCATAAGTATTGGCTAAGTTATACGTCACAACAGATTTGTCATTGCGTACAACGTCATCAAACTCAGCTGCCAATTCTGCTTGGCCATAATTGCTCATTGGTTTATTTGGGCGTTCACCAGAAACACCTAGCTGATATCTTTCAAGAGGAGCCTTCATAGACTCAAGCTCCTGGCGCATAGCAATCTTGTTTGCTATGTCGGCTTGTCGTGCCTCTTCCAGTCTTCCAGGGTAGGTAGATGGGCCAACAAATGGTGGCAGAGGTGGACCAACAAGGTTTTGATTTTGTGGCAACGTATCACGCATCTCACGTTTTTCACCAACTCGCATGGGTGGTGGCTGGAATCCAGCATTTATACCTTGACGCAACTCACCAACTCTTGCTTGTTCTGGTGATCCAGCTAAAGACATCTCATAGTCTAGAGAACCACCTTCACCAGCTTTAGTTGTCCAGCCATTTTTAGTCCAATTTTCTTTTTCAATAAACCATGCAATGGCTTGTAAATCATCTGGTCCTAGATTGCCAACTTGTGGGTCAACACTTTTGACAATACCGCTACTGTTAATTTCAGATGCAGCTTCTTTAAATACATTTTGGCCAAATCCAAACTCACTACCAACATTTGGTTCGTAAAGAGTAGATCCTTTTAAATGCTTGCCAGCCACGCCTTTTTCTGCAGGCGGTGGAATTCTTGGCAGATCTGCCACACGTCTTAACAATCTAGCAGCCCATACATCGATGGTTGCCTCATTTGTAAGACCAATCAAATTGCCTGTAAAGTTTGGCGTCTTTGGAGAATCACCAGCTTTAACTGCTCTAAACATATCCAACAATGCACCCATGCTGGCTGGGCTATTTGTATTAAACAACGCACCAGCATCACTCTTGATCAAATCAAAATCACCAGATTGATAGAGCTTATTTAAAGTACCAGGATCAACACTTTGACCAGTTTTAACTCTACTTTCATATGCAGCCAAAGCATTGTCATAGTCACCACGACTGAACTTGTTTAATATTGCAACAGCATTTTTGAAGTTTTGACGTACATCTGTTTGTGCTGAAGTAGTACCAAGCACATCTGCAAAGACATCACCAATACCACCAAACTCTGAGCGCAATCTATCACGCATAGTTCTATACCAACCAGCCTCTGCAATGATGTCTAGTGCAGCTTGATCACCAGACTTGGCTCTATCTACTACAGAACTAACTTCATCAACAATACGGCTTGAAAGGGTTGCCTGCCAGGCTTCTTTTGGTACACCTTCTGGAGGTGTGTGGAAGTCATAAGGTATTGCGTTAGTTTCAATCTCTGGTATTTTTTCACCAGTCTTGTTAGTTTTAAAAGTAATCTTATTAACTTCTATTGGCGCCCATCCTTCATCAACAGAATAGTTCTTATGAAAGTCATCTACCGCAGTTGTTGCAGTTTCTTTTAAAACTGGGTTACGTTTAGCAGCTGCAGTAATTGCAGACCTTTCTTGTCTAGTTATTTCTCTTGGAACAGCAGCCATCGATGGACTAGGTGGCACGATATTCATCTGCACTGGTGTGCCTAGTTTCTCCATGCTCTTGATGGCCATCTCACCAGCTTTAGGCGCCAGCGTCTTAGATGCTTGCACAGTACCAGCAACGCCTGGAATCAAGCCCAATGCAGCACCACCAGCCTGCACCGCAGCTGTGCCATAGTTACCTTGTTGTACAGAAGTAGCAGCATCAGATGCTAGTCTTGCAGCCTCTTCAGTCTGTAGGCCAGTACCAACATAAGGGATAAAGTCAGCAATGCCCATGGTTAATGGCAAGTTACTGCTACCACCACCCATAAATGTTTGAGCATTTTGTCTGGCTTTATAGCGATCTACACCCATGCTCTCTAGCCAAGTCTGCATTTTGTTAGACAGTTTTTCTCTAGTAGTTGGATCGTATGCTTCCATACGTGGGTACTTAGGTGGCTCACCAGAATATGCAGACTCAGGCAAACCACGTGAACCAGCCTCAGCCACCAGTACATCGCCTGGCAGCTGACCTGGCGCCATGGCCTCTTCAACCATAGGCTCTGGTGCTGGGTAGTAAACGCTATCCCAGTTACCTCGGAGTTCTCTTTCAATACTCATATGTTGCCTGTATATTGTTTTTGAGCCTTCTTGAGCAATTCAATCTCGCCCCTACTCAAACCCTTAACCTTGTCAAAATCTATCTGATCTATTGGCAAGTTTATTGGAATATTCTTCTTATCCAAAACATCATTGATCTGCTTTTCTGATTGCTCTCTAGCTTTTATTTTCTTGTTAACAGCAGCATCACCACTGTAGCGCTTGATAGCACTTTCAACGGCCTGCTCTGGACTCTGGAACACTTCCACGCCTTGGTCATTCTTTGTCTTCTTGCCAAGCTCTTCCACATAGAACTTAGTAATATCAATCTTTGCTTGAGCTTTTACTTTGCCAGGATCAACATAGGCGCTGACAATTCCAACTTCACGATCAATGCGCTCATAAGACTTACGTGCTTGATCATCCACCACAGTTCTACTCAAAGACTCAAACTCAGCCCTGCTTAACTGATTTGAAAAAGGTATTAGTTGTTGAAAGTTATTGATCGTGCCACGTCTAATCTGGTCATACAGTGAGCCAGTTAGCACTGGGTTTGGACTAGGATCTTTTGGCTTTAGCAAGTCTTCAGCAGACTGCAATGTCATCTCACCAAGGCCAACCAACTGCGTTACGATCTGGCGCTTTCTAGCACCACCAGCAGTTAAGTACTCTAGGGTTAACGCATTACCCTTAGTCTTATTGGCATCTTTAACAATAGCCTCGTCCATCTTTCTGGTCTGCTCTTGATCTGAGAAAGACTTGATGATGCGCTCACGCAACAGATCCTTGCTGTCTGTACTCATGCCTTTGTACATCTCAGTCAACTCACCAGCATCGCCAGCCAGGATCTTCTTGAACGCTGCACCAGCTGTAGGCGCAAAGTCTCTGTCAGTCAGCTTTGCACTTATTGCACTTATCTTGGCATTCTCTTTGATCTTATAAGCCTCAAGCGCATACTTGTTACCTCCAGCCAAGCGAATAGATGTGGAGTTGGTATAAGGGCTAAGTACATTGTCTAGCACTTGCTCTAGTTCACCAGCTGGTAAATTGATCTTGGCGTATGAGTTAATGACATTCTCAAGCACTGGCTTGATCTTGCTCAAACCCACCTCTTGGTCTACCTGGTAACTAGCCTGCCTAGCCTTCTCATCAAACATCAGCGCCTGCTTGTATACAGCATGGCCAAGGGTTGTCATCTGCGCTCTGACCTGGATAGATGTCTCAGCATCTAGGTTAGTCAACATTGATGCATTGCCATCAATATCATCCCTGAGATCACGCCTTAGAGCCAATAGATCTACTGGCGCACCAGACTCAATCTTTTGCAATCTGTCAGCTTGACGGTTTTGAAAGTCAGCAATGATGTTTGTACCCAGGATATGGGCAGACGCCTTGTTGTAAGACTCTTGGAATACTCGGCCAGCACCTTCTACTGGTGGCATCTGGCCAGTCTTTTTAGCAACCTCTAGCTGCTCTAATGTAGGTGGCAACTCAATGGCGTACTTCATGCCAGCTTTTTGTGCTTCAGTCACAGCCTGGTTCTGGAAATACGCTGTCATGCGATCCAACTGCTGGCCGAGCATACTCATGCCCTGCGCTGCCACTTGCTGTGGTGCAGTGCTTACACTTGGTAAATTGGCGTACTGAGCGCCAGCGTATTCATAGGTAGGTAGGGTTGCCATGTCTTATCAAGCCCTCTTAGGTACTTTTGTTGTGCCATATGTAGCAGCACCAAGTGCGCCTTTAGCAATACCAGACATTAAGCCATATTCTTCTGCAGAACTTGCTGCAGCATTGAATGACTGAGATATAGCCAGACCACCAGACATTGCCAGCTGTGCATTCTCATTCAAGATCTGTATCTCGTTGCCAGCACGATAAGCATTTGACTGTTCAACGGTCATGGGTGAGCCAGACAATGGGTCTACACCGCCTGCTACAGCCCTTGCCCTTACAGTGCCTGCCAGACGTTGCTGGCGCTCTAACAGCTGATATGCCTGGCGGTTGTAGTTCAATGCGTTTTGACGGCCTTGTAGCTCTGCTTGAGAGCCTTGCAGACGATACGCATCAGCTTGTGCATAGCCTTGTGACACACTGGATATGGCACTGAATGCACTGCTGGCCATTGATAAATTGGATGCAGTAAATAGAGATGATGCAACTGGCATTGTTCCAGCTGCAATTGATCCCGCCTCAATGACACCTACGGTTTCTGCTGCTACAGCTGCTGTTCCAGCCTCGGCAAAGTAAAGTGCTACTGCTTCCATTTATGTGCCTCCATACACGCTAATCTTGTACTCCATGCCCAACAAGTTGAGCTTTAGAGGCAAGGTCTGAGTGATAGTTATTTGGGCGTCTTGGTCATAGCCACTGATACCTGATATCAACTTAGTCCCAGTGAACTCTGGCACATCGTTATCCATAATGCTTGCAGTGTCCAAGGTGCGGATCGGCACAAGGTTAGTGTTAACAACAATGTGCTGGGTCTGATACAGGATGGCATTGACCTCAACAATGCGCTTGACAAAGCCAGTCCTGGCGCCTGCCTGGAGTCTTGGCTCAATCGGCAAAGTCACAATGCTCACCGTGAACGGCAGGCCAACCTCATAGCTAGTAACGCTGGCTCTGTCCATTGTCAGAGATCCACCGCCACTAACCACCTCATCTGACAGCACCGAGCCATCTGCCTTGACATTCAAAGTCTTACCAATATGGGGCAGGCTTGATATCGTTGTGGCCACGCCACCAGTAAACGCACAGTCTGTAAACACCGTGTTGTCAAATACTTCAACATAGTACTTATCGACACTGTTAAACGTGCGCTTGACCACCACGTAGATATCCTCAATATCCACGCCAATGTCTTTAAACAGGCCATCAGTAGTGAGCTTGCTTGGAGCCACCACGTTTTGCTGGCGCAGAATAGAGTAGTTAGCAATCGTGCCATCGCCATTCAACATGAATAGCGTATCTGTCTCTTCAGTGCTAGTGTTCTTACGCAACGCCAACTCAGTTGGTGCATTGATCAAGTGGCTAGATAGCAAGCTGATCGACTGGCTCACGTAGGACAGGGTAGTGTCAGAGAACTGAAACTCATTAAGAGCCTTGCCCTGGCGCTGCACATACAACGTACCAGACTGCAGGATCTGCACTCGGATACCTTCTCTAGCACCATTGCGACTCACGGCCTTAACAAAGAAGTTAGTTGGCGTGATTGGATCTAAGCCATTTTGCGGGACATAGAACTCACCACCGCTAGTAAACACTTGCAAGTCACGGCCACTGATGATGTCAATGATTACGTTCAAACTGTTGGTATCTAGCGTGGCCTCCACCGCATCATCGTCATAAGCCTGGTCAGGGTTGAAGTCAAAGAACTGCGCCACCTTGCTGCCCCATATGGTGCTTGGCCGAGTCTTTGATCCTCCAAAGTACAGACGTCCCTCATGGAATGTGCAGCTCCTTGGCCAGCCCTTAGTGCTTGACCACACATCCTCATAGCCAGACTCCAGCTCCCACGATCCATTGGCAATCGCAGTGGTATCAAAGAACGGTATCTCGGTCACAGCGCTCACCACGGTAGTGCTTGTGTAAGCCACGATCCTTGCCCTACCTTGCGGAGTGGCATTGATGTATTGGCCGACAGAGCCAGAGCTAAACACTGCAGAACTGGCAGTCAAAGTGATTTCGCCAGATTTAGCGCTTGGCGTCAATGTGCCTGCTGGGTTAGACAAAGTAATGGTGAATGCATACTTTGGAATGCTGATAAAGCTGATATTGCTCACCGTCCATGTAGCATCTGTAGCACCACGCACAATCTTGATTGGCTGGATATCTTTATGGACAATGATCAATGTGTCTGCAGATTGAGTCCAGACCATAGTTGACAGAATAGAGCTGGTCACCGCAGTAACCGCCAAATAGTCTAGGCCACCACCATTGATGTTGGTGATCTGAGTCTTATCCTTAAAAATATACATTCTCTGGTTAGTGAAGATCAGCATATAACTGTCATCCACAGAGAACTCAAAGGCCACCGAGCGAGTGCCACTGGCTGGTGCTGCAGCGCTTGGTAGTTCAAACAAGTACTTCAAGCCACCACGTCTACGCACACCACCTTGTGGCTGCACAATGACGTTAGTCAGTGTCTCAGCACCATTTTGGTATTGATTTAAGTCAACCCTGGCCCTCAACAGCGGATCCAATTCACCGCTGCTGAAGTTGGTCTGGAATGAAACTAACCTGGTCATTAGTTCCTCACAGCAATTAGGCTAAAGTCTTCAAAGCTCTGGGTAGTATTGCCCTGGCCATCAATGACCATGGCCGTGCGAAAGTAACCACCACGGTTATTCTCGGCTGGTCCACCAGTAGCAATACCTTGCCAGTACTGGGTCTTGCTAATCTGATCTGTGATTGGGTCTGCCAAGTGCCAGGTCATCATGTACTTGAGCAGCTGAATAAAATAGCTAGGCATCTCCGATTCTGTCGGCAGATATTGGTAGTCAATGACTACAGCTAACTCATTGGTTAGCAGCTTATCGCCCTGGATTACCCAGTCTGTAAATGTTCTAGCGCCAACTTGTGTGGAGTTGTAAGCCCTACGAATAGTGCCAAGACGGTCTGATGGCAGTTGGTACTCGTAGCGATACTGGTTAACTGGCGTGTTGATTGTCTGCGCCAGCTGCACCTTCTTAAAAGTAAAGCTCCAGGGATAAGACTGGAGCGTAGATTTCTTGAGGTCTGGGTAGATGCGATCACAGATATTGGATGCGTCAGTACCCTCATTGAATGAAGATATCGACTTAGCGCCTAGCATAAGCAGGGCGTCTGAGCATACTTTTAGATCTGTATCACCACTAGCCATAGGTCACCCCAAAATGTGAGAAAGGCCAACCTCCAGATAACTAGAAGTTGGCCTGCTTACTTGACTACTGATTAATCAGTATCAGTTGCGCTTACGGTTGTGCCGTCAGCAATGTCAACCACACCAGCTGCAGACACAGCGTTAACGTAAGTCAACACTAGGCTAGGCGTAGTAGAGTCATAGACAAAAATAATGTCGCCAACTTTTAACAGCGATGCAATGCTGTCAAAGTAGCTCACGGTGTTAACCGTAGCTTGGGTATCTGCAGTTTTGTACAGATACATGGATGGTGCATTGCCAGATTTGGCAGCGCATACGGTCACAAAACCAGTGCTTGAAAATGCCATGATGTGTACTCCCTATTCTGTACAAGTGATGTCAACGCAACCACCAGCATCGATAGCGATAGCGCCAGCACTGAACATCGAGCTAACTAACCAAGAGGTTTTCTCTGGGATGTAGTTGATTTCAGAGCGGATTGCCATGCTCTCGGCCATGCCGACTGCCATTTTGTGATATGCATACACCTTGCGGGTAGAACCAGAACCACCACCAGTTAAACCACCTTCAGAGCGGTCACCAATGACGTTAAAGGTAAAGCCCATGAATGTGTTGATCTCACCTTGTACCAAGGCTTTGACTGTGTTGAAGTCAGAGCTAGTTACTGATGTCTCAGACAACAAACTGGCCAACTGTGATGCATGGATCAACAGATAGCGATCTTCTGCGGGTACGTTTGAAGTGTTTAGCAAACGTGATGCCTCACGCAATTTAGCCATGTTCAAGTTTGTACCAGCGCCACCAATGCTAGTAGCAACTGTCAAGCTGGTGCTTGATGCTGCCAATGCGTCAATGATCATCTGATCTGATCTACGGCCAATAGCTTTAGCAACAACTTGCACCAATTCTTGGCGCTCGTCAAAGTTAACTTTAGCTTGGTTAAAAATGTCTGAATACTCAGCAGCAATGTAGTCTGTCAAAGTGACAGTTGCTTGTGAATAAGTGACATTGAGTGGAGTAACGTCAGTCTGTGGTACACGAACTTGTGCAACGCCAGAGCCGATCTTTGGGAACTTGTGTGTGCTTGCAGTAACGCCAGTGCGGAGACGGACAGTATTACGCAAGACAGCATCACCTTGATACGCTTGTTTTACTTCCGTGTCAAACAGGGTTACAAAAGCATTAGAGATACTAACTGCCATTGTTTTCTCCTAGAAAACGGTTGATGAAATGTTTATCGCCAACGGTTGTCCAGAAAACTCTGGGCCAAGACTTGTGCCTTACAGCGCACCCCTGGATAGACTACTATCGTCACTGGCCTTGCGGTTGTCAGTGCTTACATTCTAAATCATATTTTTAGAATTGTGTCAACTATTAATTAAAAAAAAAGCCAGGCTATTACACCTGGCTATAAAGTTGGCAACTGCTTGCCGTTAACCGTACATCTTCTCAAACAACTTCTCTACCTTGGCTCGGTAGCTTGGGTTTGTTTTGTACTCTGGGTTGGCCACCATGGCATCCAGCTCTTCTTTTGACAATGAGCCAGCAGCGTCTGGTTTCAATGTGTCTGTGGGTACTCTACCCTCGTAGGTTTCTCTGAGCTTTTGCAGGGTCTTAATACCCGCAGCGGTATCACCCCAGCGGGTGAACTCTTGAAACTCTTCCTGGCTCCAGATACCCTTTTGCACCATGCCTCTGCCCCAACCAGCCATGTTGTTGATGATGGCCTTGGCATTGGGTCCAAGTTTCTCCAGCTCGTCTGCCATGCTCTGGCGGGTTTCTGCTATGTTATTAGCGCCAATACCAGTGACCTCACGTGCTAGGTCTTCAAAGGCTTGCTGGCTAATACCGTACTTCTGCGCCCAGCCCACATAGCTTTTGACCACTGGGTCATCGCCTTTAAGGCCTAGACCGCCAATGTCGTACTCGCCATTCTCTGGGGGTTTGTGGCCACCAGCTCGGAACTTCTTTTCTAGTTCCACGTAAGACTTGCTGATTCCCTCTAGGTCTGGGGCTTGATCGTCTTTGTTCCAGAATTTCTCTGGCCAGAAGTCAGGGCGCTCCAGTGGGGTATCGTCTTGCTCGGTAGGGTCACCTTGTACGTGACTGATTGTCTGCTCTTGGCCCTCGGTTATCGGCTGGTCTGTGCTTTCGTCTGCACCAGCCAGCAGGCCTGGGTTGTCATTTGCATCACTCATCTTTGTTTAGCCTTTCGGATTCTATTTTCAATATCCCTGACCACGCTGTTTTGCCCCTCTCGGAACACTCCCAGCGAACTGTCAGAGCCTGGTTGCCAACACGGTTGCTCAAGATAGAACTCTCGCAGCCACGCCAACACTTTTTGACCTTCAGCACTGGCAAAGGTTTTTGCCACCTGGAGGTTCAGATCTACCCTGTCTTGATCAGGCTCAAAGGCAGCAGGCTCTGCCTCTAGGTCATCCCAGCCACTCATGCCATAGCCTCGCCTGCTGGCGCTGGTAATGCACCCTGCTGCTGCTGTGCCATCATGGCAGCCTGCGCCATCTGCTGCATCATCGCTTTACGCTCCTCGCTAGTGGTACGCACCTGGATAGGCACACCGAGCTTGTCGGCAATGTAGTCAATGGCAGTGCCAGCCTTAATCGCCATCTGGCCTTCTGGACCCATGCCAGCTGTGATCTGCATGAACTGCAATATGTTGTTGATCTCGTCCATGTTCTGAGCCATGGCCAGCGGAGACACTGGGCTAACCTTCACCTCTAAGCCATTGACCTGGATGGGCAACACAATCATGCCATCAGCGTCCATGACTTCTAGGATCTTGGTAACCAGTGGGATCATCGTCTCATTGATCAAACGGCCAAATGCAGAGCCAAGGTTTTGAGCCAACTCCTTCATGCGCTCTACCACCTCAGTGGCAGATCTGGCCGACATATTGTCTGGTGGCAAGCTCTCATCGAGCAGTGTTCGCTTGATTGCTTGCACCAGGTCATTGATCACCAGCTGGGAGACGTTGAAGTCACCAGCACGTGGCAGCGGTTTAAGCGCCTCACCCTGTGGCCCACCATTTCTGGCCACTGGAATGATCGCCCCAGGCGTGATCTTCACGTTGGCTGGGTTTAGCACACCATCATCGGCTGCAGTGTAGACACCAGTGATAGCCAGGCTGGCATTCTTGAGCAATAACTCTTTGACTTTGTTAAGGGTCTTGATGTCTGGCAGGGCAGTCAGCACTGGACC